TTCTAACAGATTTTTTTACCCCTGCTGAATGTGGCCTTCTTTGGGTTCATAAGCGAATAGATAGCGAAATAAGAAAATATAAAGCAAAAGCTGATATCGCCAAAGTCAATGGTAGTAAGGGCGGCAGGCCTGCAAAACCTAAAAAAACCAAGCTGGTTAATTTAGCTAACCCAGAAATAACCGGATCGAAAGCTAACCATAAACCATTAACCATTAACCAAGAACCAGAGAAAGAGAAGAAGAAAAGATTCTCCCCTCCCACAGAACAGGAAGTTACAGATTTTATGATTAGCCTTAACTGGCCGGCAGACAACGGAGCAACAGCAAGAGCAATGATTGACTATTACGCTCAACAGGGATGGAAGCTATCAAACGGTAACATGATGAAAGACTGGAATGCAGCAGCAAGAGGCTGGTTACGTAACCAACAGAAGTGGGATGCTAAGAAATGAAGACTTTTTCGATAGACGCAGAACGGGCAGTGGTAGGCGCAATAATGTTAACGGGTGAAAAGGCTTTTCACCAAGTATCTCAAGACTTGTCAGCAAATGATTTTTTTGATGATATCAGTAGGATTATCTATGTTGCGGCAGAAAAATCGATTGATGGCAAAATGCCTATTGATCCAATAAGTATATCTGAACTGTTAAACAAAAATGATCTTGATACTGTCGGCGGTATGTTTGGCATATCGGAGTTATGTGCAATTCCAACATCAGCAAATGTAAGCGCTTATGCTCGAATAGTGTTAGACCAGTCAAACCTTAGGCGATTGGTTAACACGGGGTCTAAGATAATCGCGCTTGGGGGTGAAGATGACAGCACTCAGGAGAAAATAGCAAAAGCTCAAGAGTTAGTTAGCGATTTAACAAAAACCCAAAAAACCGACGACAAAGACAGTTATCAGGCAACGAAAGAGTTTGCAGAATGGATGAAGCGAACCGACTCAGAAACGAAATCAGGGTTTTTTGATGAGCATACAGGTGGTTTATTTAGCGGATTGATCGTTATAGCGGCAGGGACAGGACAAGGCAAATCGACACTAGCTTTAAATATTGCCTACAATCTACGGCAGAGCAACATCGCTTACTACTCGCTAGAAATGCCAGCGGCACAATTAATGGGAAGAATGGCAAGCAATCATTCAAATATCGACTTTAAAAAAATTCGCGACAAAGATATGAATGAAGGCGAATGGACGATATTACAGAACACAATGAAAAGCATACGTGATTCAAGTATTCGATTCATTGATAACGGGATTCATATTAACCAGCTTTGCGCCCATGCGCGTGCAATGAAGAACAATAACGGCCTAGACTTGATTATTGTTGATTATATTCAGCTGGTAGGCTCAGACGGCCAAACACGTGAGCGAGAAGTCGCAAACATAACAAGAAAGCTCAAAGGTCTATCAATGGACTTGGATGTGCCTGTTATCGCTCTTTCCCAGCTATCTAGGGATCATGAGAAGCGAGCCAACCCAAGACCATGCCTTCGAGACTTGCGTGAGTCTGGAGCTATTGAGCAGGATAGTGACTTGGTGATGTTTTTATACGATGAGGCAAAAGTAAGGGACGATCCAAATAATCCTAATTATGGATTAACTGAACTGTATAGCGGTAAATTCAGGCACGGAGAAAACTTCACAATCGTATTAGATCAACAGTTAGCAAATTATAGATTTGTTAAGTCTGAGAATGGGATTATTTCACAAAACGACGGGGTAAGATTATGAGAGGAGAATATGTAAGCTTTAATCAGTTGGTAAAAGATGCAATGGTTCGCATTGATAGAGGCCAGAAGGAGAATTCAAAAGCTCAGCAGGAATTTAGAGAGAAGATGAGAGAGCTATTCAACGATCCAGATATGTTTAACAGCGAGACTGAAACGGGTTAAAACGCGCTTTGGCGGCTACACTAGAGTTAAAGAATATTATTTATAGGGGTTAACAATGAAACCAAAAGAAATAAGAGCATTAAATTGCATTAACAGATTTTACAAAAAAAACGCGGAGTGGCCCAATAATTCTTGGATTTCACGCGAGATAAAAACAAACATTACGGGTACAAAAACAATATTGCGCACATTGGCCGAGGCTGGCGCAGTAGAGCTGAATGAAAGGGTTGAGGTTATCGGCTCAGCAAGTGTGAGAATTAACTGGATGTCACGGCCATTAGTGAGGGCAGCATGAGAAATATCGAAAAGCATCTTAAAAACGAGAAAGTAACAGTTAACTTTAAAAATGAAACCGGCAATAGATACGGCAATCTCTTGGTGGTTGATCTGCACGAGACAAGAAACAAAAGCGCATTTTGGGCGTGCGAGTGTGACTGCGGCAAGATTCTAAGTGTGGCTGGGTACAGGTTGCGAGACGGATCGCGGAATAAATGCTCTAGAAGTTGTAGTTATATTGTTAAAGCTGGCACTAGAATACGGATTAACGAGTGGGCGACTAAGTCAATAGTGGGGAATGCAGCATGAAAAAGAAATCAAGAAAGTTGAGCCGTGAAGATATTGCTATGGTCTTAGAGCTTAAAAGCGAAGGCATAAAGCCAGGATTCATTGCTTTCTACGCTTTTGGAATGACATACCAGCAATTATATTCGCAGCTTAAGATTTGGAAAGCGGTTTAGAAGCTAAATATATTTAACGAAATGCGATAATAATACTTGTATAGTGCCGAGTCTCGTGTATAATTCTTTGCATCAACTACAGAAACAGCGAGAAATAAAATGACTACAATCATTAAGGGTAAAGCATTTAAAGTGACTCAAAAAGGAAGCAGGTTTTATTATTTTAGTGCAGCAGCTTGCAGAAAATTACCGGTAGCAAAATCTAGGGTAGTATTTTAATTTAAGTCGCTACAGAGGTTTTTATGTTATTAAGAAAATTTGATTATCAAGAAATATGCCGATCCAATGATGGAGATAAAAATCTAGCTTTAAATAAAATGATAAGCAGTTTCAATATCTACTACCCAAAAAGAAATAACTTTATAGCTAGGTCGAGAGCAAAAAGCGCTTTAAGTATAATTAGAAAATTAAAAGAGAGTGTTGATCGCCGTAGCAGAAAAGATAACAAGGTAGGCGGGTGAACGACGATGGTTATAATAATCGCTAGAGGGTAGGATATGAAGTGGATAGACTCAGAAGAGCAGATAAAGCCTGCTCGCTTAAGGCCCATTATAGTGTATTGCCCAGAATGGAGTCTTAGCGGGTATCAGGTTTGCTATTGGGACGGTAAAGTTTTTAGGTACGATGAGCAGCCAAATAACGACTTTCATTCTTACGTGACCATGTGGTCTATATTTTTAGAGGTTAATTAGATGGTCAACTACGAAGACGTAATAAGAAAAGCGACAAGGTTAGGCATTAACGATGCGACGAATGGCTTCGAGAAAAATAGTAGGTCGATGGCTGGCAGTATGTGGGATAAATATTACAGCAAAGCCTACAATCAAGCCGCCAATAAAAATAAATGCGAGCATAAATAATGACAGCAGCAAAGAAAGCGAAATCAATGGGTATGAAGTATCTAAAACAGGCCGTAGATATGGGGTGGGCAAGATCAACGCTAGTCGATATGCACAACAATAAGCCTGAGCGGTTTGAGATTGTGATATTGGGATGCCTTGCTAAGCAAGATATTCTATTCCATGAGCAGATGCGTAAAGCGGTAAAGTAATAGGAGCGAAGCGGAATGAGTCAAATTGATGAAGTTGTTATGCGTTTACGATGGTTTAATCCTTGGCTTATAGTGGGCTGGAGATATTGCGAAAAAGACAATATTGGCCTTAGAGTTTTAAAGTCTGAAGGAAGAGCATACTTGTGGAGAGCTTTGGTAATTTATTTGTTTTTATTGTCAGCCAGCTTTCTTATCGCGTTAACTGGAATTGATCACCCTAAAAGTGATTTTCTGATAGTTGACGCATAACACCCTGAAACACGGGAAACATTCACGGTAAAGAAATGAAAAGGGTATTGGTATGAAAGTTGATTTTTATGTTGATGTGTGGCCTGACAACCCAAGGCAAGCGCTTTATGCGACGACCACGCCGAGTACGAAGTGTGCTGGCTGTAAGCGGTATAAAATAACCGCAAACTTTCCTGATAGTGATTTTTTCGGGGTTATAGATGGCGCGGCCCCTGTAGAAGAAATGATAGAAGTTGATAAAGACTGATGCAAGGCGAATTTTACATAGTCAACAATCCGTTATCGTTAAAGACTGCGCGTGACGGTATCACTGAGGCTTATGAGCGAGATAATTACGCAAGGGTTAAGATCGACAGCGGCAAGCGTACATTGTCGCAGAACGCGCTTAAATCGGTATGGTACAAAGATATAGCTGATTTTAGGGGTGACGTGACGAGTAAAGACGTAGAGCGAGAATGCAAGTTTAATTATGGGCTTCCAATATTGCGCCGCGATCCATTTAGAGACTTGCTTTTTTCGGTGACAGATAGGTTTGACAGTTCAATGATGTACAAGACAAGCAAGGGTGAGCTTACCGGGTTAGAGATAAAGCATCAATCTATGGATAGCTTCGCAGTAACGTCGATAATGAGCGTCAAAGAGAAAAAAGAATACTTGAATTGCATGCAATCAGATTACCCGTTTTTGAGTAATGAAGCGTGAATATTAAATATATAGAGGCGGGGCAAGATGATTGAAAACATTAAGCGATGGGCGGCAATGGAAAAGCAAACATATCACGAAATCGGCATATTTAATGTAACCCTTACTTGCCCGGGTAATTATGTAGGTTGGTCAATGCTTGGCGCAAAACTTTTTATAGGCTGTTTATTGTTGTTAACGATTAAGCATCTAGTGTCGTGAAAATTAAAGCAGGCGATAAAATATTAAACCTATCTGCACCATGGAGCGGTAAGGTTCGCTCAATGTCTAGGTGGTGGGTAATGGTCGATCTGCCAACGCATGAGCCGGTAACGGTAAAGCGCAGTAAGATAAAATATAACTATAATTTTAAGGGCTGGGAGGTGATAAGTGATTGATCAGGCAGTTATCGCTATATCGGGTGGGGTTGCCATACTATTTACACAGGTTAAAAATGATTGGTGTAATCAAGTTGCGCCAGTTGTAGGGCTTGTTGGTCAACCTTTCTGGCTTTATGTGACATGGCAGCAGGATCAATGGGGTATGCTTGCGTTAAGCGTTTTCTATACTGCGGCATGGATCGTAGGAATTAAAAATAACTGGGCTAGTTATGGCAAACGCTAAAAAGCGGTGTAGGTACTGCAAAGAGTACAAAGAAGCCGAGACGATGCTAAAAGTGCCGCTAGGTGTATTCTGTGATTTTAGTCATGCATCCAAATACGGGATAGAGAAATCACAAGCAAAGCTCACAAAGGAAAATAAGCGCGATATTAAGCAGAAGAAAGAAAGCCTGTTAACTGCACGCGATTGGATTAAAAAGGCTCAGGCGGCTGTAAATTCATACGTTAGGCTAAGGGATGAAGGTAAATCGTGCATAAGCTGCGGATCATATCCAGAACAAAAGGCAGGCGGCACTATTGACGCGGGACATTACCGAAGTAGAGGCGCGGCTGGACATCTAAGATTCAACCTATTCAACATTCATTCTCAATGCGTGAAGTGCAACCGGTACAATTCAGGGAATGCCGTCGACTATCGCATTAGACTGATTGAAAAAATCGGAGTCGACAGGGTAGAAAGACTTGAATGCGATAATGCCCCGAAGAGTTTTACCATTGATTACTTGAGTCGACTACAAAAGATATTCCTTAAGCGATCACGACATTTAAAGAAACTGAGAGGCTGAGCTATGAAATTAGGTGAAAAACAAGAACTATTCGCACGACTAACCCCAAGCTTGTACGCTAAAGCCCATGAATTAGGGTTTGAGATACGCAAGGGCGATGCATTCCGTGATCCCAGGGTGCATGGAAAATTTGGCGAAAAGAAAGGTTATGGTCATAAGAATTCATGCCACAAACTAAAGCTTGCCGAAGATTTAAACCTATTCAAAGATGGTCAATGGCAAACACAAACATCCGACCATTTAGAATTGGGGGTGTGGTGGGAAGAGCAGCACGAGCTATGCCGCTGGGGTGGCCGATTCAATGACGGGAATCATTATTCGTTAACGCATTGGGGCGCGATGTAATTATTTTCTTAGCGTCACGAAAATGATATAATACAACCAAGAGTATTGCAGGCCGCGTAATTGATTGCACGGTAAACGTTCGAGATAATGCACTCGGCACTCTTGGTTAACATGGGATGTTTAGATGAGAGTAATGCGTAATCGGATGCGCTAGTTGGGTTGCCGCGATATGGCGAATGATGCTGACTAAGTAATATCTTATGCCTACGGGTATCAGGTCATCTTTGGCAAATATGAACAAGGCTGTAATGCTGGATAATCCCGAACCAGCACTCTCAATCTAAGCAGCTTAACAATAGGGGGATATATGATTTGTGGGCCGTTGATAGCAGTTGAGTTATGTAATGCAGTGAGAGCGCAAGAATACATGAGATTCTGCGAGGCTCAAGCCACTATGGGAAGGAAAGTACCGTCGAAAGATGAGTATTGGCACGCAAGAGATTACGCTTACTGTATAGAGAATCCACCGGCATATCCTTGGTGGAAGTCTACACTGGCAGCAATTCTAACAAGGCTGTTTAAGTTATGACCATATTAATCGCATCAATAGTATTTACATCTATAATGTGCGCTATCATTGACCCGTATAGTGAGTATTTAAACTGGAAGGAGAATAAGTCGTGAGTTGGCAAGATATAGTTAAAGCGGTAGCCCCAACTTTAGGGATGGCATTAGGTGGTCCCATGGGTGGAGCCGCAACCAAATTCCTCACTGACAAGCTTTTAGGTAAAGA